AATCCACAGGAAATTAAATGAATAATAATATAATATAAAATTTCAATAAATCTTATATTATAAAATGAATGACCCCTCTTAATTGAGGGGTTTTTTTTATCGTCAATTTTTGACGCAATTTAATTATCTCAATCAATAGTATATGGAAAACAAAACTTTAGATGTTTATTTTGAACTCATATTGAAAGAACTTGATGGGATAAAGAAATTTCCTACCAAGAAACCCTACAAAGATAAGACAAGAAAAAATGTTTTACATAAGGGTCAAGATACTATTCAGGCATTTACATTAGGGAAAGTAAGAGCATACCATTCAAAGATAATGGTTAATTCAACTCACAATAAAAAATATAAGAACCTGTTAAATCTACTTACTGAAGCAGTCAAAGTATATGACCCAGAATTTATTTTCACAACGATACAGATAAATAAGAATGTTTTAACTCCGCCCCACAAAGATAAAAATAATGTAGGATTATCTCTTGCGTTAAGTTTAGGAAATTTCAAAGGAGGGGGTATAGAACAATTTAACGACGATGGAACATCTACACTCTTGGATACGCATAATTGCTTTCAGTATCAGGACGGAAGTAAATTACATAGGACACTACCATATTTAGGAGATAGATATGCTATGATATTCTTTTTCCATAAAGCAGGATTTAATAGTCCTATGTCCCCACCAAAAGAAACTATCTTAATGAATGGTATGTCTAATTTAAATTTAGGGAAACCAGCATTAGATAGAAATGTTCTTATTGTTTAATTACTTTTATCATAGGCATTCCTGACTTTCTTGTTCTCGCCATTTTAACATATTGAGGAAATGTTTTAATAAGATAATTACAACTTTTTAAATCATCATCAAAAGTTCTATCATCATTCATACCACCAGCAAGAGTATAATAATTTGTTATTGGACTGATGTAATTAAATCTAACGACACCACCATATTTTTTATAAGATAATAAGGTTCTTTCAAAATCTTCTTTATTATCTATTGATAGTGTTAAAGATTTATCATTTATCTTACCCCAACAACTTCCTACACAAAATTCTAAACGATGTGTAATTGTCTTCTTCATAAAGAAAGGGTTAGAAGCAGGATAGACACCGAACATTTGTAATCCTGTTCGTTCTAATTCATTAAAGCCATCAGTAATAAATTTTTCAAGACTGGCTAATTTACGACTATGTGTTTTACGACTAAAAGGTTTATCTTTTTCTTTTTCAATTAAGAGTTCCTCAAAATCTTTTAGGTCATCATCAAAGCACATAAGATATTCACCATTATCAAAGTAATTAGTAATGAAGTTTCGTATTTCTTTCATACCAACTTCCCCTATGATTATTTTATTATAGTATGGGGATAAAGTTTCTTTATATTCTTTTTCTTCATCTTTATTTGCGACAAAGATAAATATTCTTTCCTTTGGAATGTTATGTCTGCGTAATACCGCAAGTGTTCTATCTTCTAAAACTTTCGCCCTTCGGTAAGAAGGAATAACGACTTTATATTCTTTTATCATATATTATTGTATAAGATAAAAAATTATTTCAACGGCACATCAAGAACTAAAAATATCAGGATTTAATAGTATTACATCAAGAGGAACATTTATAGGACTACCAACTTCAAAGTCAAGATTATCTATCTCACCTACTAAAGGATTACCATTAGCAAGAGGTAATTGATAATCATTATCACTAACATAGTCTTCATCAAAGTCGCTGGAAAAATCATTTACTATACCATCACCAAAACCACCATTATCTATTTGTGCTTCATTTTGTATCTGTTCTTGACTGCCTCCATTTCAATAGTTTAATTCAAAAAGACCTTTTCTACATAAAGGACATTTCATAGTTCCGTAAGAATGTTGTTTCATAAAATTACCTTGAAGGTCGCTATAACATCTAAAATGAAAGTGATGCTTACAAGGAGTAGTTATACCATTATCCATACCAATATCACATAGACATACACAACAATTCTCACCATAGAAAGGAGGGACATAAGATTTATTACTCTTAACTATATTAAGTAATTTAACATTTTCATCTTCTAATTGACCCATAGCATTTTTATCCTCCGCTATTTGATGACGGAGAGTAGCCATAATTTCATTATCTCTAATATGTTCCTTTACTAACCTATCTCTATCTTTGCGAACCTTGTTATGTCTTTTCTCTTCTATTTGTATTATGACTTCTTTTTGTTTTAATGCTAATTCTTTTTCTTCTATTTGTTTTTTATGGTCTTCTTCTAATTTATTTATTTCATCTGCTTTTTGAATTTTTTGTGCGTTAAGATTAGATACTTCTTCTTTATACATATTTAAATTTTCTTCTCTCATTTTTATTTCTTCAGGTGATATTAAAGATTTTAAGAAATTGACTTCACCTTTCTTTTCTGTAATTTTATTTCCTAATTCACCCATAGCATCTTCAAGATTTTTAATAGTATGATTACATTCATTATTTACTAAATAACTTGCTTTGAGTTCATCTATTAAGTTTAACTTGATAAACTCTGCTGTAGCATCTACGAATTGTTTTCTATCTTCAATTTGAAAGTGGTATTTATAAGGACAACATTTAGTAGAATGTTTCCTTGCTACTCCATTCTTTTTCCATTTGGATTTTTCACCGCATATATTACAAAGACCTTTACCACCGACACTATCAAGGCAGTTCTTTTCAGGGGTGTAGTAATTACGAATGGAATGATGAGTTCCATTAAAGATGTGATGTCCTGCGACATCTGGAAATAATTTCCGTCGGCATTTTGCTACTTCAACACAATACATTATAGATATATATATTAACAAACCTTTAAGTATTAATAATGTTAATATATATATTGTTTTTTATACTTAAAGGCGGTTTTTTCGTAGAACGATATGGAATTCCGTCTATCAATACTTCCCTTGAACTTTACCAAATCTTTCTTTGCTATGTCTATTAGGATTTCTTACTTGAACGGCTCTTTGACCTGGTTGCGGAGCGACCGCAGGGAGCGGATGCTGTATTTTATACAGGATTATCGTTCCATCATCTACAGCAGATTTAGTATAATCAGGATTATATATTTCAGTAGTTATTTGAGTAATAACAAAATCAGTAGTGGCTTGAAAGACATAATCAGTAGCAAAATTGAACGCAAAATCACCTGAAGTATATGCTCTATTTGCGACCGCCATAACATTATTAGGTTGTCCTTTAACACCCAGAAATTTCACATTACCGATTATATCACTATACACTAACCAATAGGGATATTCTAACTTACGAGGTAGTCTTGATGCGGAAAGTTGCGACGATACAGCAGTAGTATTGATACTCTTAATTAAAACAGGGGCAGGAGTATTTGGAACCATATTAGCGACAGGACCAGCCGTCGTTTCGTATCCTGCTCCTCTTTGATAATGTAAATCCACCATCGGTTGATTAGCGTTATTCACACTATAAGTAGTAGATAAGGCACTTGAAAAATATGGGTTAGTTGTAAATGGTCGGCAAGATTGATTATAAAGAGAAGCAATTATATCAAGAGTAGTAGGAGCATTAGGAAATTCTTGAACTGGATTATATAAAACTAATTCAGGATATTTTCCATAAGTATTAGTTGTAAAGATTGTTCCAGGTAAGCCGTATTTTGGGAATAAATCATCATAGTTCCAACCTAATCTAAACATTAAATTTTTAGACCAATAGTCAGCAGGATTAGTTATAATAACATCATCATCATCAACACCATTATCAACTAAAAACGCATAACTTTCATAAGGCTCTATTCTATCCCAACGACCAGTTTTAGTTTTTAAAGAAAAACTTTCCATACCTAAACCTGAACGAGCATATAACATAGATATTTGAGCGGAAGAATTAAAAAATCTTTGACCCTTACTATTCATTCTTATAATAGCCTCTAAAGCAGAAGCAACACCACTCGCACTATCAGCACTTCCAGTATAGAAAGGAAAATGTAAATTAGAAAATTGAAAGCGTCCTAAACTTTCGTTGAATTGAAATGTAGGATTAGGTGCTCCTACCTGTATTTGACTTTCAAAATATTCAAGGGTAGGATTAGCAGGAATACCTGATACTAAATTTGTCTTCCAACCAATAGGTTTAATTGCTTCATTACCAGGACGAGTAAAAGAAGAAGAACATAAACAATAATCTCCATAATGAATAGCAGGACATACTCTCGTTGCTGGTAATGCTCTTAAAGGAATTCCTATTAAAGGATTTTGGTCGTAATATCCATCAGTAGATTTGACTTGAATAGCAACAACATTAATATCATAGGCTTTAACCATTTCTCTACATTTCATTTCTTGACCTCCATTAATGAATGTTTCAACTTTTTCAAAAGCCGTAATTGTATTCTGTGCTCCAGTAGGAATTTGTGGTAGAGTAGAATTATCCCATCGGTCATCAGTATAAGAAATAAAATAAGATAAATAACTTGTGGCTTCTTGATTACCATCAACCATAGGACTATACGGACCTCCGTTGTTAATAAGATTACTCAATACAAGACCAGCACCACTATCATCTGCTTTTCCAACCATAGTATAACGATAGAACATTTCAGGGTGTTTTGAAATATAATCCCAATTAGCATTAGCCGAAGTTATGTTAGGATTAGAAGGGTCTTCATTATTAATTCTCATACCATCAATAATACCATCTTGAGCGTAGAATAATTTTTTAATCATAGTTAGATTTGCTGGTAAGAATTCTAAATTAGTTATTAAAATTTCGCCTTCTGGAATATCAGCAATAGGAGGATTTGCCCCATTATTAGTCATATTACCGACGCTCAATATATCACCTGGACTTGATACTAACGAAGCATTTGCTAATCCTCTTGATATTGTTTTTGGTGCTTGAGGTGATAGTAAATTATACATCGCACAGATATATTCAGGATTTTTATAAAATGTTCCAGAATACCAATAATTTCCTAATGGTTTAACTCCACCTCCATTAACAGGAATAGAAATAATACTTCCTTTCGTAGTTGATAATTGATTACCAGGATTAGGTGGAGAATTTTGGTTATTTTCTGTTGTATAACCGAAAGTTCCATTTTCAGCAGTTTCAACCCAGGTTTGATTTAATTGATTATTGATTGTTGTAGCAATATTTTCAGGACTATCATAACCTTTATCTACTTTGACCCTCATATCAGTAGTCATTTTTCTCCATTTATATCCAGCAAAAGTAGCCTGTGGCGGAGTTGTATATTGAGAAGGGGTAGGAATAAGATAAGCAGGATATAAACTTAATTCATTATTAGTTCCTGATTGTTCTGTAATCATATCAACCCAATAGAACCTCGTTCCAAAACAAGCCTGATTATTAGCAGGACGAGGTTTAATGTCTTGAGGTTTTTGATTAAATCTTGAAGCAGGGTCGCCTTTAGCACAACCGAATTCGCTATTTGCTACATTAGGGTCTTGAGCGTCTGCTTGTGTATTATCAATTATCGTTCCTATATTATTTCCATTATAATATTGAGTAGCGAAAGGAAGACGACAAGTATCTTCTAAATTATGATGTAGGTATATAGAAAAATTGAATTGAAATTCATTAGGCTCATAAGTATCACTTTTGAGGTCAATAATACCAGGACGATTAGTAGGTATAATAGATAAAGGAGGTTCAATACTTTCAGGTATTTCTATAATATCTCCACCGACCCCAATTGAATTAATTGCTATTCCTTCAACAGAAATAAAATCTCCTTTATGGATTACCTTACCATCTTTTATTGAATTAGTCCATCTATTTTTTGTTGCGGTTTCTGCTTGAATTTTCGCACATTCTATTATAGTGGTTTCCATTATAATATAATATAAGATAATAATTTAAAATGTTTTTTACTGGACGATAGTAGTTTGTCCGTCCTTCATCATTAATACCCTTGATGTAATAGCATAAAATCGCATAGACACAGGAGTAGTAAAATCTGTATTAGCACCAGGATAAACATTAGCATTCATAATTTGACGCTTTCTGTTAAATAGAATTGGGAGATTACCAATTACTCTACCACCTACACCTAAAGATGATTTAGAAAAAGCAACACCTCTCCAAGATTGAGTAGCAGTTCTTTCCTGCTGTCTAACACCTTCCAAAGCCCAATCAGCAAAGCCACTATCGGCAGGGACAAAAAGACCACCAGTATTACCGACTACTGCTGATACTTGATTGATAAAAGCATATTCCCAATTATTAACACTTAAAGGTCTTTCTAAAACACTTGATACTTCTTTGTATTTAAAAGCAGAGTTTTTAACATCATTAGCATAGAAAGGCTTACTATCAATTTTGAAATTATATTCATCTTCAATTTGGTCGTCATTAGCAACATAGACACCTTCTAACCTATTAGCAATTTTAAATGGCTGAACGACAATACCCTTGACTGTCTTACCAGCCAACGCTAATTGATGTGAATAACTTGCTGGAGAATGATTACCAATTCCAGGGTCATTACCCAAAGGATTTTCGGTGCTTTCAATTGTAATAACCTCATCGTAAATATGAGCGTATCCCTGTGGAGAACCAATCTTCATAGCAATATCGTCCATTTCATCAGGGTAGTAAAGATAGTCAGCCATAAGGACACAAGCATCTTGGTCTATCGTTGAGGCGACAGCATTTTCACCAGCCCTTAAACAATAACGATTATTCAACTGACCTGTATTCCATTCAATTTGAAGTGATACTTCTTGTTCTATAGCGAACAACGGAAGTTGAAAATTTTTAAGCATAGGAATAAGTCTTGATAAGGCTAAAGCAAATTCAGGACTTTCTTCACCTGCCGTAAGTTTAAGATGTGAAGGAATAGTAGTATCCTCATTCTTAAGAGCGATACAACCTGTCTGTATTCCATTTTGACTTTCACTACCTACAACTTGACCCATATAACCTTCTTTAGTTTTTAGAATATTTCTTTTGTATTCAGGAGTGTAGGAAGCATTTAAGAAAGTATTAAAATCTCCTACTCTTTCTAAAGTAGATACTCTACGCCCACCGATTTCTAACCAGGCTCTACTAATGATAGAACTCACACCAGTATTAATAGGAAGGAAAGCATTAGAAGCACCACCTCCAGCCTGGTCTGGAACTTTCAATTTTAAACGAACTTGAGAATTTGCGTCTAAAATACCTTTTTTCTCAAAAACGAACTTTACGCTTTTTTGACTAAAACTAACTGGATAAAGAATTTCTGTTTCTACCCTTTGATTTACTGGAAAGGCTAAATCTTGAGGCATCAAAAAGTTTTTCAAATCATTTCCACTCATTATATAATATTAACATATAAAATATTATAAAATGAAATTTAAACATTTAATTTTGAACCATTACACTTCCATTAGAGAAAGTAATAGTATTCTTATGTTTTACATAAACAAAAATAGAATGAGGTTCTCCACTAACTAAATCAGTTTGAAGCCTGATGCCTAATGGATTACCCTTAAATGAAACACCATTTTCGGTAATATGGTCGTATGATACTCCAAAGTGATATGACTGAATACCATCATTTCCCTCTACGGAAGTTTGATATCGCCCAACTTGAGTAGTGCTTCTATCTAAAGACAACTGCGTTCGTAAATCTTTAATGAAGTGAGAAGACCTCCAAAGTTTATTAATAGAGTTAAGAGCAACATATTCTCTCTGTGCGTCTGCTGTCTGTTCGTCCTGTGATGTTTCACTAACAACTTCAAAATCTAATGGCTGACGAAGACCGCCTCTTGTAAAGGTAATTTCATTAACAGGAACTCTAACCCTTAAACGAACCGCAGTAGCATTTGCGTCTTCTGCTAATGTTTGTAGAGCCATCTGTGAATTATAACTATAGTTATTTAAAAACTTTGAAGGAAGCATATTACAAGTAATACCTAATGTCCTACTGGTATTAATATTAAGAGTTGTAGTATGGTCGCTTGAAGTCATAACATTATAGAAACTACTAAAACTATTATATTCCCATTCTCCACTTTGATTATTCATCATAGCAGTCTGTTCTTCAGGAGTAGGACAAAGAGCATCAAAGGTAAGTTCTAAATCTGTAAGTTGATATTTCATACCATCAGTAGTAGAAGCAGGGTCTTCCCAAAAATTATTTTTAAGAACAAAATTATCAGGACTTAATTGAATAGTAATATGAAGACCTCTAACTAACTGAAGGTCAATTAAATCATCTCCATTAAGAAATCCACAGAGAAGTTTTAAACTAAAAGCATTAGTTTTTTGGTTCATAGCCCCCTGTTGAGCGTTTTTCCCATTAGCACCATAAGAAGTATTTGTTCCACCTTCTAAATAATCACTTAAGGAAGTATGTTTAGCCATAAGAGAACTACAAAGACGATTATAATTTTTTATCATTTCGTATGTTTGTCCGTCCTGATTAGCAATTGAAAGATAATCTACTACACTTGATATACCTGTGCGAGGGTCAAGATAAGCAATACTACCCTGATTAGCAGGGTCATTATTAGTAGGTCTTGTTTGTCCGTTCTGTAAGAATACATCTAATTTCCCATTAATACGAAGAGAAGTTCCGTCCATATATTTAGGCATCATAGGAATATCAAACTCAATCTGCGGTGTTCCGTTTTGGAAAGAGAACTTACCATTTCCTAAATTTGTTGGTTTGATTTGAATAACTTGCTTGTGGCGATTAGACATCTATATAATAATAATATATATTTTTTATTATCATACTATTTTAAATATTTTAAAGTTGTTTAAAGTTCTACAATCTTACCTGAACTATTTACGACTAATTTTCGTAGATGCCCTACAAAAGAAATTAAGAGTTTATTTTCTTGTGCGTTAGAATATTCTTGCTTAAGTGCTAAACCCCCAACATCTTTAAGATTATATACACCTCCATATCTCGCTAATGCTCTTCCTACTGCGAAGTGTCTTTCAGGAGCATTTAAATCTCTAACTTCTACACCACAAGTTTTTAAAGTTTTTTCTAACTCCCACATAGCGACCTGCGAACAAGTAGCAGGATTAGCAGAAAGAGTTGAAGTAGGGACGGCTCTTGTTGGTTGTGGCTGTCCGTTAATATAGAACTGATATTCCTTAATAGTATCCAAAGTAGTAGAAAGATTTTTATTCGTTAAATTTTGTGCTAAACCATTATTCATAGGACAACAAAGAATACCTTTGGCTCTACTATTATAAGATGGTATTTGAACCTGACTTACACTTTCCGCAGACTGAATATTGTTTCTATATGTATCATAAGTCATAATATCAAACCTAACGCCTTCAGGAGTAGCAACCTGTTTTGCGTATTGCTGAAGCATTCCAGCAGGGGGAGATACTTGTTTAACGACTAACTCTACATCTTCAATAACAACTCTGGGAACATTATTATTATATTGAGCGGTGGAAACAAAGACATCTCCTAATGGTGCTGTTCCTTGCGTCCATACAGGAAGATTTTTATTAGCATTAACAGGATTGTAAGGAGCAGTAAGAGTAATTCTTAAATGGTCTGTAGCGAATGCTCCTCCCTGTGGCTGTTGTGATAAAGACTGAACTATACCTAAAACTTCTGTAGTTCCATCTGCGACAATACCACTAATAGTATCACCAACTTTAATATTAGAACCAGCAGTAATATCTTCTGCTCTAACATTAGTAGTGCCTCCAGCATTAAGACCAAAGACATCAACATCAGCAGAACCAGCACCACCAGTATTAATTGCTACACCATTAGCGAATGGTCTTCCACCGACATCAGTAGCCAAACCATCACCATTAAAATTAGAAAGAAATTTACCAGCATTATTTAAATCAATTTCTACTCTTAAACCATCAAAAAGTTCTACAGGAAATAATTTACGACCTCCTAAAACTCCACTATGAAGAGGCATAGCAATTTCTAAACTATTAGGGTTCATATTTACTCCTACATTTACGAGAGTAGTTGGTTCATAAGCATTAAACAACTGACCCTCTGTGAAAGTTGTTGTTAATTCTACAGCCTCAAGAAGTTCTCTTTTGGCTTTAATACTTTGATTTTTACTATAGTGATTAGTAAGATTAACTCGTTCAGCATAATTTTCAAGGTTCTCTAACTGAACCTGATTATTACCATCATAGATACGAATTCTGTCTATGATGCCCTGTGCTCCTACACCACTATCTAATTTAAGGCGAATATGGTTAGTGAATTCATTATCCTCAATAGATAATTTACATTTAAGGTAGGACTGGCGAGGGTCTATATAAGACATAAAAGCAGGAACTTCAAATCTCATAGTTTCTCCATCTCTATACTTTTGCTGATGGTCGCTGGGGACAATAGTAGATTTACTATTAACACTCTGTTCGTAAGGACTGGCTTTGAACTGGGACATTATATTATAATATAAGAAAACATTTTAATATAATGTTAAAATTTTAACTTTATTTTTTTAATTCGCCTAAAATTAATTGAACGCCATTTCTTAACTTTTTTGTATATAGAGTTCCTTGTTTAAAATGACCTGGTGGCTTCTGTCTATATCTCCAAAAGTTTTTAGAATTCCAATTTTTTATACGCTTTCCTGCTGTAGAATAGTTATGTTCTTTTAACCATTTTTCAGCACATTTACTACAGAATTTATTTTTCGCAAATATAATTGATTGAACTTCCATATATAATTAATGGTTATAATAATCATACCATTTTGAATAATCTTTCTGTTGTTGTTTTTGTTTTAATGACCTCTCAAAAGTTTTATATTCATATATATTTTTATGAGGTTCTTTATCATCATAGGGGAGTTTAATATCCCTTGCTAAATTGATGAATTTATTATCAGGTAATTTCGCCATAGAATTATGCGTTAAAGAATTGATTTGTTTTTCTCTCACACCAAAAGCCCAATATAAATAGGAAAGCATCTATATAATATTACCAGAGAATTTTATCCGCATAATATCCCGCACTACCGACTTTCGTTCTATTCTTTTGATGCCTGGACTTATATGCTTTTCTCCTCTTATTAGCGAACTCTTTTCCTTTAGTCTTAATAAAAGTTGGATAATCACCCATTCCTAATGCTCCTATTGACGCAAGTTTTTTTAAAACCATTTCACCTTTACTATTTTTGACCTTCTTAAATACATCTATCTTTTTACCCTTCCTCGTAGATTGCTTTATGATGACCCCTAATGTCTTTGCTCTTGCTCTTGAATAAGCCGTTATAGTATATCCCATATATGATATATTATAAGAAAATATTTTATTTCAATTTTTTACCTCTTTCTATTCCTTTACGATATGCTGACTTAATTTTTTTATTACAATCAGGGTCTTTACTTTTACCCCTTCCACCTGTAGATTGTCTTTTCTTTGCTTGAGGAGGAGCAATAAAAGGAACTATGGCTTTTCCCATATAAGCAGAAGGAGGTGGTAGATTTGAATTACTACTCATAACTTGACGAAGTGGTGGTAGTGATTGATTGTATGGTCTATTTGCTAATTGTTTCATAGGAACTTTCTTTCTTTTTGCTTTTGTCTTTACAAGAGCAGTAGAAGATTTAGCAGTTGATTTTGCTTTTGCTTTTCCTTTTCTTTTAACACCAGCATCGCTTCTTTTCTTTCTCTGTTTTTTACCAGCAGAAGGTTTTGCTGACGCAGATGCTTTTGCTTTTCTTGCTCCTCTTTTGACCCCAGCATCACTCCTTTTCTTACGCTGTTTTTTAGGTTTCTCATAATCTCTTTTCTTATTATCTTTCGCTACATCTTTACCAGCAGACTTTTTAATATCTCCTTTATGACCTGTGTAGTCTTTACCACTATGAGTTTTAGATTTTGCGTCTTTATGACCTGCTTTTGGTTTTGCTTTTCTTGCTCCTCTTTTGACCCCAGCATCACTACGCTTTTTCCTCTGTTTTTTAGCACCAGTTTTGGCTTGAGATTTCATTTGCTTTTCTTCTCCACAACATTTTTTGACGGCATCGCAACATTTACCCATTCTATATATTAAATAAATAAAATAATTCTTAAATATTTATTTAATTAATTAAATTTAATTAGAGTTTTTCTCCTTCTTGTTTCCACTTTTCCATATTGTGAAAGTCTGCTGATTTTGCCTTTATGACTTTACCATTTTTATTAGGAATTTTTCTTGCTTGATATTTTGCTCTTTTCCTTGCTAAAATCTTTTCTCTATTCTTGTTGTAATATTTTGTTGATGCTTTTTGTCTTGCCTCAATACCTTTTGCTGTTCTGTGATATCGGCTGATTGTTCTACGCCTTGCTTCCATAAGTTTATCATACTTTTCCTCTTTGGATAATAAGTTCGCATCAGGCACTCCTTCCCATTCAGTATAATCTACAGGAGGGTCTTGTGGTTTTTCTTGCTGATTTTCTTCTTTAGACATTCTATATATTATATACATATATATTTTTCCTAAAGTTTAAACGCAGAAAATTACTTTTTAGACTTTTTCTTTTTTCTTTTGTTTGTATTAGAAGGTTTAGGGTTTTTCCCCTTGTGAAAAGATTTATCAAAACATTCGTTATTTGCTGGTTTCTTTGGAACAGGAAATTTAACAGCCTCATTAGAATACATTAATTTTCCTTCTGTTAGACAATCAAAATTACCAGTCCCTAATGATGTCTTACTGAATTTTTTTGTTTCTATAATATTAACATTCATATAATATAAAAATATATATTATTATTATATAGATGAGTTTAATAACACTAAAGAACGACAACAATCAAAAGCCTTGGAACTGGAGAAATTATTTTAGAGAACCACTAATCATACCTCCTAAATCAAGTATATCATTACAGAACTGCGTTGTTAATCAATCAGCCGATTTAGATATGGAAGACGATGAATACTTCTTTTGGAAAATTGGGAATAATGTTCTTAATCCTACTTATGTTGGTAGGGTAGATGCTTCTGTAGATTTATGGGAGGCTAATGCTCTTGCTATTGATATTAAAGATGAATTAGAAACTATGAGCGGACAACCTGCTTTTTGTGATGATGTAATTAATTCTACTAATGGGTGGGATTGTTTTTATAATGCGAACGCTAAAAAATTCACTATTACCGCAAGTCAAAATCCATTACCAGCGGAAAGTGAATGTCCTTTAATTAATCCAGGTAATATATCTTATTGGAACGCACAAAATAACGATGGGACTTGGGCGACTTTCAGGAGAACGCAAAATGTAGCAGGAGGAGCATTACCAGGAACTATCACTATGGGTGGTTTATGGAGTGAAGCAGTTATTCCTCGTAATGGAGGTCATATACTTTTTCAACCATCGGTAAGTCCTGATACTGGAGAATATAACCATCAGTGTAAATTTGGTATATCTTCTACTTGCCCTGAAGAAGCAGAAATAGGATATTATACCGCACAAGGGTTCGCTAATCCTGCTCCTTTTGGTTTTGCTTACTTTGAACTCTACGGACCAGGTGTCGGTAATACAAGATGTAGAGTAATGATTAATGAAGGTAATTTAGAAACTGATGCTGATGTCGTCCCTAAATTTCAGGCATTCGCTATGAACCCTGCTACTACTTATACTTTCGCTATGGAATGGATTACACCATATAGTCTATTATTTAAATACTCTACTAACTATGACCCAACTAATCCTGCTACTGATTATGCTAATGCGACCTGGACTACTATGTATGATATGTCGCAAGACCCAGCAGGAGAACTCCAGTGTCCTACTTTTCAAGATAATATGTCCCCTGTTATACAATCCTATATTAGAAATTGTGAATTTAAGGTAAGAGGTAATTTCTTAACAGGTCAAGATAAAATGGGTAAATGGAGTTGGATAGTTGAAGGCTTCCAGCGAACAGATGGTAATTTTGAATGTGGTTTAGATGTTGATATTGGTAATGATAGTATTGTAGGAACTTATCCTAATACCTTCTTACGAAAAGATGTAGCATTTTTGGGTGATACTGCTGACCCTGCTTTCACTAATGCGGAGGCTCAATTATGGGAGAGTGGTTTGGCTTTCGGTTTAGTTGATACTCAATGGGGAAAAAATTTAGGATATACTAATCATATCTTTATTCTTAATAATGATGATGCTACTTACCAGTCTTATAACTTACAGAGTAATAATCAAATCATTTTAAATAAAGCATTACCGACATTACATATACAACTTACGAACTTCGGTATAGAAAGTAAAAATGGTGTAGAAAGTGTTTCTAATAATGTTAAAGATATAGCAGTCATACCTCTATTTAGTTTTAATGATGATAGTGATGATACGCAGTTGTATTTTGAAAGTCAATATGAGAACAGAATAAATCTTAATAATCTACAGGAATTAACACTTAATCAAATTGATTGTATGCTTACCACAGATGATAATACACCAGCAAGTTTCTTATTGAATTATTCTACTATAATCCTTAAATTACATAAGGGAGTAGAAGATGGAGAAAAATATGAAAATTCCAAAAAGCCATCAAAAGGAGCACAATAAGATTTTATATATTCTTTAGGATAATAAAATATATAAAAACATTTAGTAAAAGTTAGTGCGTTTAAATTCAAGAAAAAATAATATAGGTATATTATATAACAACAGAAATGGATAAAACAAATTCCAACTTGCCTCCTCTCAAACTTTCTCAACGAGAAATCAAAAAGTATTCTAATTTAGAAGAATACAAAGCAGATATACGAATGGGTCAAAAGAGCGAACATCATACCCTATTAGCATTACGAAAAATATTAGATGATGATACATTACAAAAATCTAAAGGTGATTATGCTATTTTAGATTTTGTATCAAAACAATATAAAACAAAATGCGAAGTAAAAAGTCGTAGAAATAATAAAAATACTTATCCAACAACTATGTTAGGTGTTAATAAAACTGATGAAGCAGAATGCTTATCTAAAAGAGGTTATACAACCTTATTCTTTTTTGATTTTAATGATGGTCTTTATTATTTTGATTATAAAGATTGGGACACAATAACATCAATATATAATTATGAAAGAAAGATGGGTGGAACTTATCGCAGAGGATTAAGAGAATGGAAATGCTATAATTATATCCCTGTATCTGCCCTTAAAAAGTGTGAGTTCCATAAAGGTAGTATAGCCTATATAAAAACAAAAAGAAAATTCGTTAGGCGAAAAAAGAAAAGTATAGAGAATACAAAAATAGAAAAAATCTAAAAAAATTTAGCAACTTTTCATTATTTTATATAATACTATAATATAATGAATAGCAAAAAAGAAAGTTTTGAAAGTCTTATGCCTGTAATAAATCCTAACCTTGATGAAATCGTTGTAGAGGGAAAAAATGAACCACTCCAAGAAATGAACCCTACAAGACCGAAGCCAAAAGAAAAAGATATATTTGTAGCGAAGTCCAATAGTAGAATTGCGAAGGGCGAAAAGAAATCCAAGAAGTCCCAAAGAAGTCCTCCAGGCAACATTACCGAAGGTCAAAAAGAAGAAAATGTAAAACTTACTATAAAAAATGAGGATTTGCGAGAGGCGGAAATAAAAGAGGAGAAACCTACCAAAAAGAAAGTCAAGGCAAAGAGGAATTACGACCATCTCAAAAAAGCAAGAGAAAAGGCATTAGCCAATCGTAAAAAGAAAGCAGAAGAGAAAAAACTTTTGCGTCAAGCGGAAAAAGATAAAAAAGAAGCACTTAAAGAAGAAAAAAGACAACTCCGCATAGAGAAAAATAGACAACGAGCAAGGGAAAATTATCATAAGAAAAAGGACTTAAAGGAGATAGAAAATAATGAAAAGGAAGAAATCATAGAAAAAATAGCGGAAATAAACAATCCTACAGCGGAAAGAAAAGTGAAAAAATTAATTAATAATGGTTCTATGACTTATGAAAAATTTGCTATGTTTATGACTATGTATGAGAGAGAGAAACAACTAATCTCAAAAAAGAAAGAGAGAGTAATTCCAAAACCAAAACCAAAGAAAAATGTTAAAGTTGTTAATAAAAATGTTTCAAAACACCCTCCTAACTATTACAATCCTAATAGACATAGAAGAGGTCAAGATGTAAATGACTTGTTTAGAATGTAAATAATATTTTCTTATATTATATTATAATGACTGATAATAATTTAGAAATATTACCTATAACACCTATGAAAACTGGTGAGAAGGAAAAGTATCACCCTCACCTACCATCTATTAAAAAGAACAGAGGATTTATTTTAAACCTTATAGGAAGCACTCAATCAGGAAAAACAACATTAATTAATAATCTTTTATTGAATAAAAATTTCTGGGGTGGGAGGCAAAATGCTTTTGATGCTGTCTTTATTTTTTCTCCTTCAATTTATATGGACGATAGTTGTCGGTTCTTAAAAGAACATTTCACTTGTTATACACAATATAAAGATGAATACCTACAGGAAATATTAGATAGTCAGGAAGGTTTTGAAGTTAAAGATATGCCGAAAATATGTATCGTTATAGATGATAGTGTCGGTATGATAGGACGAAATGCTAAACTCAATCATTTCCTATCAAGATATAGACATTGGAACGCAAATGTAATTATGAGCGTCCAGTCATTTAGGGCAATATCGCCTATCGGTAGAGCAAACGCTACTGATGTCTGTTTAATGAACGGCATCACTAATGCGAAAGAATGGGAAAAGATTGTTGAAGAATATGATAATATGTATAAGTCTAATCTTACAAGATTGTATGAAGAAGCAACAGCAGAACCTTTTAATTTCCTCTACTTAAAACTACGAAAGAACCCTCCACAAGCATTCCATAACTTCACCACTAAAATTTATCCTTCTGGGAAAAAAGATATTTAGTTATAATATATGACTGATAGTTTAACAGGAAGCGAATATCTTAATATTGGTTTGGGAGTTCTTTTAATAACAAGTGAAGTTATGCCTTATCTTAAAAAACATAAAGGTAATGGGATAGTGGAAAGTATTATATGTCTATTGAAAGGTAGTTCTTGTATTACAGGTAAAATAGCAGAAACATTAGAGCAGGTTAATACAGATACGCTCCCTTCGGTCGCTGACGCTGAAAATAAAGTTTAAGTCTAAATTAATTATATACTAATATTATATAATGAATTATCAAAACCGATTAAGTGCGTTTCAATCTTCAGTAGCAGAAAATCAAAGTGGATTAGACAATTACCTTGCGAAGAAGAAAGGTATTCTTGAAACTAATAAAGAATTAGTAGGTCAAGCCAAAAGTTTAGCACAGCAACATCTTACAGCAGAAAGTCTAAAAGGAATTGGTATGGAAGGTGCTATTAGAATTCTTAAACCACAGGCTACAAAAATTTTATCTTGGGCTGATAAAAAGGTTTTGGGTGGAGCAGTCAATAGAGATACAGAAGCATTCAAAGGTAGAATTAAAAGCAAACTATCTAACATTAAAGATGAAATGAAAAGTAGGTTCAAAAAGAAAATGGGTCAAGGTGAAGATGAGGCTGATGGTGATGAAACTGGTGGTGGTGGTGAAGAAGGAACTGAAATGACTGGTGGAGAAATAGATGAAGTCAGGGGTGATGCTCCTATGACTGACCCTCAAGAAAATATGGAACAGAGTGAAACAGCAGGAGCAGAAGAACCTACACCAACAGAACCTACTATGGAAAGTCAAGGTGGAGGTATGGATTTGGCTGATAGAGAATATGATTTATTCGGTCAAACAGACCACCCTAATCACTGGTCTAATACTGGTGAAGAGAACCCTAATGGTCGTAGTGATTTTGCGGAAGGAGCACAGGAAGACGGCGTTAAAGAACAAAAATATAATGAAGATGTCGTAGAAACAAAAGAAGAAGATGAAGATATTGAAAAAGGTGAAAGTCCAAAGGAAGCCGAAGATGAAGTTGAAGAAGGCGGTGATGAAGGTGCTGAAGGTCTTGCTGAAGGGGCAGGTGAAGAAGGTGGTGATGAAGCGTTAGGTGCTGGTCTTGAAGGTGCTGGAACTGCTCTTGATGCGACTGGTTATGGTGCGGTCGTCGGTATTCCATTACAAATAGCAGGTGCGGTTCTTGAGGCTGGAGGACTTTACGAGGCAGGGAAATCTGTCGTTGATTGGTTTGAACAAGACATTCTTGGAGAGAAGCCAAAAATCAACGCACATCAAATAGCGATGCCTAAACGACCATCTACATTAGCAGGGCAAGGTCTTCAGGCGACACCTACCTTTGATACTACTATGGATGTCGGTGGTGGCGTTGGTGGTTGGTGAATTTCTTAAATTTATATATTCTATAGGATTATAAAATATATAAAAACATTTAGTAATATTTAGGGTTTTTAAAATCCTGTGGAAATGGGTATTTTGTGGAATTCTGGAGGTGCGTTTAATATCCAAAATTTTTATATAAGGTTATTGTATAATATATATGGCGGAAAATATAATAGTCCAAACACCAGGGAATTTAATTTCTCAACCTAATAATATAATGAATGTATCTGTTTCAACATTCTTTACATCTAACGCAAAAATAAAAATGAAAAAATTGGGAAAAAAGTATTTTAAGTCAAGTTCTCTTGATATATCCAAAAGAGTTTTTAAAATGATGCGTTCTTCAAAAATAATTTTTAATCCATATACAAATAGATTTATTAAGAAAACTTCTTACGCTAAAAGAGCAACGAAAAAGCGTATAGAAAATAAATACTTTAATGCTCCTACTTTCGTATATGGTGGTGTAATCTTATCAAGAAGTAATGTAAGATATTCAGTTCCACAAGTTTCAAATAATTTAGGATATACTTTTTATAAATTTAATCTAACAGAAAGTATAGACGACCAAACAGAATTAGAAGAATTTTTATTCTACTTTATTCAAGGTAAAACAAATACAACAGCATCTTATAAAGTTCAAGTAAAACTATCTACTGAAAGTGGTGGTGGTAATAAATTCTTATTTAAGACTGCGTTTAAATGGAAGCCTTATCAAAAGTATAATCGTTTCATTAGGGCAGTAGCAAAAGGAGTTCAAAGGTTAGATAATGAAATTAGAGTAAGTCCTGATGCTGGTGAAGAAATGGACGAACCTAATACTTTTCTTGAAGAATACCCAATATCCAAAGTAGAAGTATCTATATTACCTGATGAATTTTTTGGAGGTTGTTTAGTAGGAAAATCATATCAAAAAACTATTCTTAATGGTGTCTTAATTAATGATTATGCTTCTACAGGTAATAACTGCTTATTCGTTGTTATTAAAAAATTCCTACATAATAAATGTCCCAAATCAAATGAATTAAGAGCAGAGTTAGGTTTAGAAAAAAGTGAATTAGTTTCTTGTTTAATAATTCCTGAACTTGCTGAAATGGTAAAATGTAATATTGAACTCTATACTTTTAATGAAGAAAAGAAATTAGAACTTCATAGTGAAAGTGTTAAGGTTGATGGCTGGAGAACTTGTATGGTTCTTTATAAAGATAAACATTATAGTCATATCATCAACAAAGAATATAATGGTAATAAGATAAGATGTAAAAGATGTAATAGAAAAATTATAGCATCTAATATGGGTAAGCATATCTGTAATGATGGTGTAATCACTTATGTTAATCGCTACTTAATGAAAGATAGAATGGGTAAAACTAAAATGAGAAAATATCAAAATTGGTTTGATGGTTCTAAAATTAAGAAAAATCCTACATTACAGGCATTAGGTAAATTTGAATATCATAATATCGCTTGTGATTTTGAAACCTTCCCTGAAGAAAATGGTAATGAATTAGTTTATGCTGTCGGTATGTATTATGAAGAAGAAGACTTATATAAAAGATGGTATGGTGAAAAGGCATTAGAGGATTTTATGAACTGGATAAAATTTTATAATGATGAGAATAATATCGGCTTCAATATAATATTCTATAATGGTGCTGGTTTTGATTATTACTTTATGTATCATTACTTATTAGAAAAAGAAGAACAATTCCATACTACTCCATTAATGAATGGTGGTCGTATATTACAAATGAACTGGTCTAAAAATAGAACCTTTGATTTATTCTTATTTACTTGTCCTAATAGTTTAGATGCTTGTGTTAATGGTTTTAAAATAACGGAAGACGCAAAAGGAGTATTCCCACATAACTTTCCTACAAAATGGGCTGATGTTTATTATAAAGGTCCTGGACTACCTCGTAGTGCGTATCCAAAAAAGATGCTTAAAAAGATAGATGACCCTAAATGTAGTTGGGCTACTATCCCTGAATATTTTGATTTTAAAGAAGAGTGTCTTACATATCTTAAAAGTGATGTAATGTGTCTGTTTAAGGTATATGAAAGTATGCGAAAAGAATTAAAAGAAATTACTGGTGTTGATTATCGGTCTTACTTAACCATATCACAAATGTCTTATGATTTTAATTGTTCTTTGCTACATAAAAACGATTTCGCAGAATTACCACAAAATAAAAAAGTATATGATATGATTGATAAATCTATATATGGAGGTAGAACAAAACCAGTCAAGTTAAGATTTGAAAATAAATGGCTTCATAAAAAATTTATGGATTGTAAAGGTGATGATAAAAAACTTATCAAGTTAATTAAAAAGGTTCGCAAAAAGAATATGGAGTTTGATTGTAAAGCAAGAAATAATCCTGAAGACTTAATACCGCTTATGGAAAAATATAAGAAGTGGGAATATCTAATGCCGTTTGATGTAAAGTCATTATATCCATCAACTTATCCAAAACCTTTTCCATCTGGTAATGGTAAATTATTGACTGCTGAAGAATACTATGCTGAAAGACACTTATATCTCTATAATAATAAAGGAACTAATTATCGTATATGGATAGATACTCAACAAAAAGTTAATAAAATTAAAAGTGATTATCCCTGGGGAATATATGAGGTTGATATAAAATATATCCCTAAACATATCATTCCTGTATTACCACAGAAAAACGAATTTGGAAATACTTGTTGGGATATTGTTTGTCGTAAATCACAATTCTATACTACAATTGATTTAGAAGAAGGCATAGCAAAAGGTTATGTCTTTGAAATAAAAAATGCTTACATCTATAAATACGCAAAGTGTTTCTTATCTAACTTTGTTGATATTGTCTATGCTAAAAAGAAAGAACAAGATGTCTATAAAGGTAGTGATGATGATACATTAAGAGCAAAATATAATCCAGCAAAACGATTAGTATTAAAGATTATATTAAATAGTCTGTATGGTAAAATGATACAGCGTCCAGTATTAGAAACAACTGAAATTATTGATAGTGATGAAAAGAATAGAGAGTTCCACAAAAATAATGATTGGACGAGTTGGGATATTCTGGGTAATGGTAAAATGTTATTATCAGGTGTGCGAAGAGAATTTGAAGGTGCTTGTAATAAGCCTATTCAAATAGGAAGTTTTATATTATCTTATTCAAGAGTTATTATGCGAGAGTATATGGATATGTGCGACCCTTATAGGTTTAGTAATCAAGAAAAGAGTATGAAATTAAGTTTCTATTATACAGATACAGATTGTCTATGGATAAGTTCATTACAAAAACATCTATTAGAACATAAGATAGGTGAAGAGTTAGGTGAAGTAGAAGATGAATTAGAAGGTGGAATATGTGTAGATAGTTATTTTATATGTCCCAAAGTGTATTTAGCAAAATATTATCTATGGGACGAAAGGACTGATAAGGTCAAACTTAAAACTAAAATGAGAGCAAAGGGACACCCTTCATATTGTTTAAGACCTGAATACTATAAAGAAGTATGGGAACAGGGGTCAGTTGCTACAGATGCTTTCGTTATGCTTAAAAAGATTAGGTGGAAACTCAATAAGAAAGAAATTAATGAAGGTCTAACGGCAATCTCAATTAAAAAGTTAGATTGTCGTAGGAGGTTAAACAGAGATACTTGGAAAGGTCGTATAAAATTATGTAATGGTGATACATATCCTATTGGTTATTTTTCTCCTGATGAGATTGAGGGTCTTGAGTTGTTTGGGAAGGCTGTTGAAGATGAGGAGGAACTTGTTCTGTCGTCTGTTGATGAGTTGGCGGAATTGACTGATACACAGAATTAGACTTCTTATCAGTTTTTAGTTTAGAATTTTTGCGTTCTGTGAAAAAATAATCAAAACATCTATCTTCAAACTTCCTGTGTTTTAACCAACATTTTCTATGGACTTTTCTGTTAGGATTGTCTTTAGAAGAAGTAAATTTTTTAATCGTTTTATTACAAAAAATACATTTTCTTTTATTATCCTTCGCTGGAGGTGTTATATTATTATCTTCCATTATATATATAATGAGTGATAATAAAAAAGATGAAGTTGAAAAAAGCAAAGAACAAATCAAAAAGGAAAAACGAAGAGAATATATGAGAAATTATTATCGTCGTAGGAAAGAAGGAAAAATAAAACCTAAATCCAAGAAGAAAGACCCTCCTAAATTCACTATCAAGTATGGAACTTTTATAGTTAAGTTTGATTAACCTTTTGATAGTATTTTGTTCCCTGATACATAAGGCTTTTCTTTCCTATATCGCATCCAGTTCTTCGCTTGATTAATAGCACTTTCTCTTGTTTTAAATTTAGACTTTGCGTATGTCTTTTGTTTTAATCTATATAGATAGTAATATCCGTCTTTCTTTTTATCAACCCTGAAAGGCATATATAATAAGTAAGTATTTTAATTTCCCCATAGTCAAAAATTGACGATAAAAAAAACCCCTCAATTAAGAGGGGTCATTCATTTTATAATATAAGATTTATTGAAATTTTATATTATATTATTATTCATTTAATTTCCTGTGGATT